AGTAAAAAGAGAATCCGCAATTAACAGTGAAAACACAGCTTACCCAAAGAAGGTGGGCTTATTTGAGGCTAACGTATTAGCCATTAACCCAACTATAGAAGAATACAGCACAGTGCTTGGTATGGACCTTAATCCAGACAGCAAAGCTACTGAGTATCTAGGAACCACAAAAGATGGTAATACATATCTTCGTGTAGATGTTTGGTTACAAGAGATTAAAAGCAAGGATAATTTCAAGGTTAGCTTCTTCTTGGAAGATAGAGAAAGAGAGAACCGTGATGGGACTAAGAAACAATATATAAATAGTGTAGGTGTAACAGCTTGGGCTGCTGATGAGAATGACCTATGGGATTGGTTTACTAACGGACGTGACTATCGTGTTGCATATGTTGGTGAGGAAGACCTATATGAGTTTATTCGTACGTGGTTAGGAAAGCTAGACTATCGTCATGCAGATACAGTTCTACAGCTAGACTGGAAGAAACTTATGCGTGGTAACATCAATGATCTTAGAGGTGAAGTTGATGGTGAATGGTGTAACTCTGTTGTAGCGCTAGCAACTGTTGTTGTTAAAGAGCGTGATGGTGAGACTAAAGAATACCAAGGTATTTACAACAAAGGGTTCTTGTCTGGATACACTATGAAACAATTTAGACTTGTTGACTATACAGATCAACGTACGCTAAACAGTCTTAGATCTAGAAAGCCACGTGAGCTTAAACCACATGAGAAGTTTGTTGTTAGAGTGACAGGAGAATATGGATGTAAAGATTATTACATTCTTAAAGAGCTTGAGGAATATAATCCTGGAGACAACCTAGTTGCATCTGATAACTACATATCTGATGATGGTTCAGACTACTAAAAAATAAATGTTTAATCATAAAAGGTCCCCTTCTTAATTGATGGGGGCCTTTTCTATTATATAAAACTATGATAGGAGGAGTAAAGAGACAGAATAATAATGTAACAGCGGAAGCTATTCTATCAAAAATATCAGAGTATGATATCTTCAGGTTTTATATGCCTAACAAGGATTGGAAGCTAGGACAAGCAACCTATTCTCCATTCAGAGATGAGAGAAACCCATCATTCCTAATTGGTGTTAGAGGAGACTCTATAAATTTTATTGACTTTGGTGACACCAGTATGAAAGGTGATTGTTTTGAGTTTGTAAAGAAACTATACAACGTACGTACATTCAATGAGGTGCTGCGAAAGATTGATTATGATTTCAGTCTTGGTATTGGTTCAGGATCTAATTCACAAGAGTACAAAACTATAGTGAAGAAATATTCTCAACCAGATGTAGTGTCTAAAGACTACTCTTTTATTCAGGTGAAGACTAGAAACTTTACACATGAAGAGCTAGCCTATTGGAATGATTACTATCAGGATATAGATGATCTCAAAGCTAACAATATATATTCTATTGCTGAGGTGTATCTAAACAAGAAGCGTATTGTTATACCAGACAATGAGCTTAGGTTTGGTTACCTGTATGATGGCCACTGGAAGATATATAGACCATTCTCTGATAGAAGATGGAAGTGGATGCCTAACAATGTACCAATCACTGCTATGGATGGTAAAGATGACATCAAAGATTGTGATGTTGCATTTATCAACAAGAGTAAGAAAGACTACATGGTTATGAAGAAACTATATCCGTGTTGTTGTGCTGTTCAAAATGAGGGTATGGGATGTTTTTCTGATGAGAATGTACAATTCTTGAAAGACAACTCAAACAGACAGATACTATCGTTTGACAGTGATGATACAGGCGTATCAAACAGTAAGAAGGTCACTGAGATGTTTGGTTTTGACTATTGTAATGTGCCTAGAAAGTTCCTGAAAGAAGGAATCAAAGACTGGGCAGATCTTGCAAAGGTTCATGGACTAAAAGTGATAGAAGAATACTTAATAAATAAAAACATAATACAATAAAAAATGAAAAGAGCAATTACAACTGCTGTTGAGGCTAGAAATATTATGCTATCAGCACCAATACCCAAAGAAACAAAGACCTACAAACCTGTAAGTCATCAAGAACTTATAGATTTAACGCTTGAGAGTATATATCAATCAGGGTATAAACTTGAAAAGCAAACCTATTCTACAGCAAGAGAGGGTAATGTAGCAAACGGACGCTACACTATATCTAATGTTGCAGATAGTGAAATGAAACTACAGATAGGTTGGCAAAACAGCTATGATAGAAGCTTAGCGCTTAAGTTTGCACTTGGTACAAGTATTATTGTTTGTACTAATGGTATGGTCAAAGGAGATCATGGAGCATTCAGAAAGAAGCATCACGGTGACATACAAACATTTACACCAGCAGCTATATCAGAATATATTAAAGGTGGAGGTGACGCTTTTGAAGACTTACAAAAGGATCGTGATATGTTAAAGCAATACGAAGCTACAGATAAGATTCAAGCAGAAGTGATAGGTAGTTTGTTTCTTCAAGAGGAAATCATTTCATCATCACAACTAAATATAATTAAGAAGGAACTCAAAACTCCAACTCACAACTATGGTGCAGAAGGAAGCATGTGGGAGCTGTATAACAATGTTACATTTGCTATGAAGCAATCACATCCATCAGATTGGATGAAAGATCATATAGATGTTCATAATTTCTTTATTAATCACACCAATAATATTACACAAGAGATGCAAGCAGATGCAGATATGTTTGCAGCTGTACTTAGTAATCAATTAGATATGTTTGAATCATGACAGTTAGTGAATATGTACAACATCTTGTACAATTATTAAAGAAAGATCCTGAGATAGGTGAATTAGAAGTAATCTATTCTCAGGACGCAGAGGGTAACTCTTACCAGAAGGTGTTCTACACTCCATCACTTATGAAGACAGATGGATTGGAGAATGCATATGTCACAGGAGTGAGAAATATAGACCCATATGAGATAGATGTAGAAACAAGTGCATTATGTATTAATTGATATGGGAGGAATAGTGGTAACAGGAGGTGCAGGATTCATAGGATCCCATCTCGTTGAAAGGTTGGAAGAGCTCAATACACAAGTATCAATAATTGATAACTTCAGCACTGGTAAGATGCTAAACTTTTCAAATCTGCATTACAAGCCTTTTGTAACGATTTATGAATTAGGAAGTAATAAGTGGGGTGAATTGCATGATATTATAGGGCTTGACACTCTTATTCACTTAGCTGCACCTGTATCAGTTGAAGAGAGTTTGTCGAATCCAGATAAATATCATCGTCAAATTGTAGAAGGTAGTGCTCAGTTGTTTGACTGGGCAACAAGAAATGGATGTAAGAACATAGTGGTAGCATCAACAGCTGCTGTATATGGAGATACAGAAACATTTCCTACAACAGAAGATAGTAAGTTATCTCCTGGATCACCTTATGCATCATCTAAACTAGCAATGGAAGAGCTTTGTATGCAATATGATGCAAACTTTTCAGTGCTAAGATTCTTCAATGTGTTTGGAGAAAGACAGAAAGAGAGTGGAGGATATGTATCAGCCATACCTATATTCTTAAAACAATATGGAAACCGTGATAGCTTAACAGTTACAGGAGATGGTCAACAGACTAGAGACTTTGTATATGTTAAAGATGTTGTTGATGCTATTATAGCTTCGATAGGTTATAATGGTGTTTGGAATGTAGGATCTGGTGAAGAGGTTAAGATTATAGATGTGGCTAAAGCATTTAGTGACAATATAGAGTTTATACCTGCTAGAAAGGAAGCTAGGAGATCTCTTAGTGACATCTCTAAGATAAAAAAAGACTTGGGATGGTCTCCACAAGTAAGTTTAATTAATTGGATAAAATCAATAAAAAAATGAAATGGGATAATTTTAAAGAACACTTTCACCCATCGTGGCACAATAAAATGAAACCATTTATAGAGAGCAATGAATGTGATGAAATATATGCATTCTTGAAGAAAGAGAGTAAGAGGGGCAAGCAGATTGCTCCTCTTTCATCTCAGGTCTATAGATGTTTCAAAGAGACACCACTTGATGAAGTGAAGGCAGTGATTGTGGGCATGTGTCCCTATCACACATTTAAGAACGGATTGCCTGTAGCAGATGGTTTGCTTATGGGGTGTTCAATAACAGGCTATGTACAACCTTCTTTGAAGAACTTCTACAAAGCACTAGAGACTGAGTTCCACAGAGGACTTAATCTAAGTTATGATCCATCTCCTGATGTAGCATATCTAGCAGAGCAGGGAATACTAATGCTTAACGTAGCACTCACCACTGAGAAGAACAAAGCTGGTAGTCACATAGATGTATGGGAACCATTCACAAAGTATTTGTTTGAAGAGGTTCTTAATCCACTTGGTGTACCATATGTCTTTCTTGGTAAAGATGCTGGTAGATATACGAGATATACAGGAATCTTTGCTCACACGTTTGTTGTGAGTCATCCAGCCAGTGCTTCTTACAAAGGTATTGATTGGGATAGTGAGGGTGTGTTTACAAAGGTGGATACACTAATTTATGAAAACAACGGATTTAGCATCAACTGGTTAAAAGATGCAGAAGATCCATTTTAAAAACAGAAACAATGATAAGAGGAACATTAACAGAAGATCCTGGTCTATTGCAGCCAGGAGATGAGATTATTACTAACCATGGCTCAGAGATGAGATGCTATGTAATAGAAGAAGTGCCACGAGTTAGTAAAAAGAAAGTATGGCACAATGGTAAAACACGATATATAGCTGTAAAGTGTAGAGCTGCTAGGACAGAGAAAACAGTTTCAGGTATAAACTCATATACTAAAAAACCATGGACTAATACTTACAAAACGTACGAGTTCAGAGTACCTAATGAAAATGATCCAATAATGAAGGTAGATTTAAACTGGAAACAAATATATATAATTAATAAATTTAACAATGGATAACACAGTAAACAGACCGATTAAGAAAGAAGAACTTCAAGTGGGAGATGAAGTTATTGTACGAGGTGTAGACCTCAACTACATGCAAATTGTAAGACCACCTATGCCAAAACAATACAAAGACTGGCAAGGAAACCCTTATACAGGATACACATCAGCTGTATGTAATAGAATGAACAGTAAGTTTGGGAAGAAGTGGAACACAGATGATAAACAGAATGTAAGATTTGACTTTGAATATAAGTCAATCTGGCTAGTAAAACGAGGAGATAATAATTAATAAATAAGAACAGAAATGAGATTAGAAAATCAAAAACAATCAAACGTCCTAGCAACAGGACCAGCTAACAAGAGCATAGGGATGTCCCTAGACTTAGATTCTGCACAGGTATTGATGCAGATGTTAAGTAAGAATCTGTATTCAGATGCAATAGGCTCTACAGTTAGAGAGTGTGCCAGTAATGCACTGGACAGTCATAGAAGAGCAGGGGTAAATAAACCTATTCTAGTGTCTCTTGTAAGAAACGACAGTAACAACTATGAGTTCTCTGTTGAGGATTTTGGTATTGGTTTGGACGCAAATGATGTGGAGAAGATTATCAGTAAGTATGGTAAGTCTACAAAGCGTGATAGTGATACAGAACTTGGTATGATGGGTCTTGGTTTCAAGGCCCCTCTAGCCTATGCTAGTAGTTTCTATTTTAGATGTAGAAAAGATGGTGTAGAGCGTAAGTATATGATGTATGAAGGCGAAGACACTAACACTATTGATCTAATATATGAGAAACCAACAACAGAAGGTAATGGTGTTAAGGTGATTATACCTATCAAGTGGGGAGATCGTTGGGACTTTACAAGTAAGATTAAAGAGCAGCTTGCTTATTTTGAGCATGTGTATTTTAATGTAGATGATGTAGATAACAACTTTGTGATTCACAGATCCAACTTGTTTCAATTCTCTGAGCTATCTTCTGACAGCTACCTGCATGTATGTCTTGATGATGTATATTATCCACTAGACTTTCAGAAGCTTGGTATAGATAAAATAGAAATACCTGTAGGGTTGAGACTTAACTTGACAGATGGTGTCTTTCCTACACCAAACCGTGAAGCTCTTAGATATACACCTGAAGCAAAGGCAGCTATTCTAGAAAAGATTACACGCTTTGCTAATGTAATGACACAACGTTACAACCAATCAGTCACTGTAAATAGTGATGTGTATGCTGTATTGAAATACTATACAAGTAGCAGTAGATATATCAAGATGTTTGGTCAAGAGTTCGACTATAATCAGCTTGCTGCATTTGCTACAGCTATGATTGCTACACCTAAGATACCTGGTGTAAATACATTAGAGCTACATACACTTGACAAATATACATTTGGTTCACTTCTTAATAACTACAGACGTTCTTACAAGTATGAGAATGGTAGAATGTATGAGATAAAACGTGATGATTCTTGGACAGCACGTGTAGAATGGGATGCAAAAGGTAAAAGACACTATTTACTTAATGGTGACATGCGAGGGCATAAGAAAGCTTATCTAAGAGAACTTGCAGAGGATCATGAAGATAGAACTATCTATTTTATCAAGGAGAGAACTAAACAATTAGCTAGAATGCAACTTAAAGGAAGCAAAGGATATAAAGAGCTTCTAAAGCTCAACAACTATCCTAAGGATCAATGGAGAACTGTAATCAAAGAGTGGCAGCACATTGAGAGTCTTCTACTTGCTGATGTTATTGATGCTGATGCTATTGTGGTGCCTCAAGATTGGATAGATGCTAGAAAGAAAAGCAAGGTGGCTAAGATGAAAGCAACTAAGGCTGCTAAAGGTGCAAAACTTGAAGGTGATTTCAATTGTAAGATGGCTGATAATCTTCTTAGATATAATGATGGTAGAAACTGTAAGTTTGTAGCTGGTCGTTTGAATACTAAGGATATCGAAGAAGGTAGTACAGTGTATGTCTACACACATCATGATAACTTCATGGTTCTTGATAAGATGTATGAGGATACTAAGAAGCTAGACATCAAATACATCACACTGTCTCAACGAGAGCTAAAGATTATTGAAGACTCAGGAGAGACAATTGACAACCTTGTGTCTTATGATGATTTTGTAAAAGGACATGAGTTATTTGTCAAGATAGTTACAGCTGTACGTATTCATAGATTCAGTAAAAACTATGATGCTGTGTTTGATAAGAGAAGATATATAAAGGAGGTTAATGCTGAACTTGCAGAAAATCTAGAGGATCTTTCAAAATATCGAAGTGATTATCTATATCCTGGTAAGTATACCAACTTTAGTGATCTTGATGCTTTGGTGAATATTGCTACAGAGAATGAGTTGTTTAATACAAAGTTTTATGATTTGCAAGAGGCTGTAGCTCAGACACTAAGAACTCACTATTATTTCAATACACTTGCAAAGGTGATGAGTTATCAACACCACAGTGGAGAAATCCTAGATTGTATGGCACAACTAATGACATGTAATGGATTAGAGGTGAACGAAGACTATGAGTATCACTATCTAAAGAAAGCGCTGAAAGACAGCGAAGAAACAGAGTAATCATGTGGGAGATTGTTTGACAGTCTCCCATATTTTTCGTATATTAATAAATAAATAACAATTAAAAACATGAGTAAATTTCTAAGTTTGGAATGGTTCAAAAACAAAGTGGACCATTCAGTAGAGAAGGTAATTGAGAAGAAACTTGATGCCTTAATTAACCAGCAAGATGAAGAAGCTGGGCAACCATTTAGCAGTGCTAAGCTTGTAAATGATGTGCTAACTATTGTGATGAACGATGGTTCTGTAATTACTAAAATGGATGCTACAGAAGACCACTATGCAGCTGTACAGCTAGCAAAAAATGTAGCAGACTTGTATTCTATTGTTAGTGACCCTAGTGTTGTTAATGAGAAAATTGAAGAACAGAAGAAGATCGCAAGATTGTTGGCTCTTCGTGAGGGACTTTCTGTTCTTAGAGAAAGTGGTGAATTCACAGTGGATGGAGATAGTGTATACTTCAAAGGTATATCCAGATCTCTACCACAACTACTAGTTGAAGAACTTATCGATGAGGTGAGTCGTGCTAAAGAGTTGGGTATTCCACTAAATGATTCTGATGGATATCTGTCTCTTAAGCGCTTCTTTATGTGGTGTGCACTTAATCCAAGAGCTGAAGTGGCACATGAGCTGTACAGATTCTTGAAAGAGAACAGCTTCCGTATCACTAAGCAAGGATTCTTTGTAGCACTACGTAACGTTGTTACACTACATGGATCTCCAGAGCTTGTACACTTCATCTCTAATACATACAACAAGGTGAAAGCTGTATGGAAGAAGAGTCCAGATGACTACACTGTATTCCTACAAAATGGTGAATACAAACTTGTACACAACGATAGTCTGTTCCGTGAGGAAACACGAACTAGTACAAGTTGTCAAGAGTGCTTGGGAGAAGGTGGATATTATGATAATGGTGATTATTATGAAGATGAAGATGAGTGGAATGAAGGAGACTGGATAGATTGTGATAATTGTGATGGAACAGGTGAAGTGGAAGAGTATGAGTTCACAACAAATGTTATGGTAGATCATGGAGAAGAGATAGGTAAACTTACAGCTCTATATCTAGACCTTCCTAACAGACATGAGAATCGTTTTACAGATGATTGGACTAAATCATTTGACATACGTGTAGGTAAAGTGGTTAACATGCCTAAGGAAGATTGTAACTGGTCAACACAAGATTGTGCTGCAGCTGGTTTACATTTCACTTCTGACGAGATACACTATGTAGGATGTGGTGATCAGTCTGTTCTAGTTCTTATCAATCCTATGAAGGTGGTTGGTATTGGTACACACAAGGGTAGATGCTATGAGTATTTACCAATCATGACTGTACCAAGAGATGAGGCTACAACTATTCTTCATGACAATCAGTTTGACACTCTACAACTTGATGAAGAGTATGCAATCCGTGAACTTGAGGATCTAGAAGCTAAGGTTCAGGAAGGATTTGTATCTGAAAGTTCTAAGTATGAATTCAATTTACCAAATGTTAGCACTGTTGACATACGTAATATTGTAGGAAGCCTAGAAGATATGAAGGCTGAGATACGAGATAGAATCGTATCTTTAGATTAATTAATTGGGGGATAGCATTTATTTTGTATATTTGTTATTCCCCATTAATTTAAACTTATGGCAAAGAAATCAACAAGAAAGCCTAGAGTTCCTAGGACTAGAAATGCTGGCACAATGACAGAAGCAGCGTTCTGGTCTATGATTAGGAGTGCTCTAAGACAGAAAAGCAGATGGTGGAAGCCAATTGCTGAATGTAAGAAGCTTGCAAGGCGAGCATACAAAGGAAAGAATAAAAGACAGAGGTGGGAATACAAATGCAACAAATGTAAGGAGTGGTTTAAGAGTGATCAAGTTAATGTTGATCATATAGAGCCTGCAGGAAGTTTGAATTGTTCACAGGATTTACCATCTTTTGTGGAAACACTCTTTTGTGAACAAGAGAACTTACAAGTGTTGTGTAAAACTTGCCATGACCAGAAAACAAAACTGGAAAAACAATTAAAACAATTCAAGAAATAATGGACAGAGAATTATTAAGATCGCTCACAAAGCCTGAGCACTATGATTCACAGAGTAATATAGATGTAATAGACATATGTCATATGTACAACACATCTTTCTCTCGTGGTAACATAATCAAATATGTTATCAGGGCAGGTAAGAAGAACGATGAGTTGAAAGATCTATATAAGGCTTTAGATTATTTACAAAGGGAAATACAATACATTAAAAACCAATCACAATGATAAAGGGACAAACAAATACAGAAGCAAACTATAGGGCTGTCATGTTGGACAGCTCTAGTTCTTTAAAGGACTTTTCACTTGATAGAAAGAAATACTATAGAAAATATATCCTTAATGAACCGATTAATGAGAAAGAAACAGCAGCTGCTAACATGGGTAGACTAGTGGAGACACTATTATGGGAACCAGATCTTTTCGAAGAGAAGTTCTTTCTATCTTCTTGTGCAACACAACCAACAGGACTTATGTTGGAGTTTGTTGAAGCGTTGTACAGAGTGACTAGAGATTCTACAGATGAGTCTGGAGAGGTGACTAGAGACTTTGAGAGCTTGTCAAGAGAGGCATATGATCTATCTTCCTTCAAGATAAAGTATGAGGCTGTCATCAAGAAGTTTGTAGGTAGTGATGCAGAGCTATACTATCATGAAATCAGAAAGGTGAGAGCAAACAATCTAACTGTAGTGAACAGCTTAGATGTAACTATGGCTGAAAAGATCGTAGAAACACTTAAGCAAAGCACTGTCACATCAAAACTTGTCACTCTTGTCAGTAGTTCAAGATACAGTGTGTTTTGTCAAATGCAAGTTGAAGACTATGTTATAGATGGACATGCTTTCAAATCTATGATGGACTGGGTAGTGGTAGATCATGATGCTAAAACTATTCAGGTGTATGATTTGAAGTGCACATGGAATGTAGAGAACTTCTTTGAGGAATACTATTTGTATAGAAGAGCATACATCCAGGCATTCTTGTATAAGAAAGCTGCACAACACATGGCCAATGATGACATGCTTGAATACTATGGGTATGAAGTACTCAATCCTAGATTTATTGTTTGTGATAGTGCAAACTTCTATAGTCCAATAATATATACATTGTCTGATGAAGACATGAATGATGCTAAGAATGGCTTTGAGTACAAGGGTAGAACCTATCCTGGTGTTAAAAGCTTGATTAGTGATTTGAAATGGGCAACAGAAAATAACATGTGGGACGTTAGCCAAGGAACATTCGAGGCTGATGGAGTAGTTAACATACGAAATAGATAATAATGACAATTAAGAAAACGATAACCAGTATATTTATGGTTCCAACTCTAAGGATTCCAAAGAACGCATTGAAAAATAATGGGTTTATAAATGGTTATGTTGAAGACGCAGAGAGAGATTTTCAGTATCCTGATGCTGTTTATCTCTTGTTTCTGCCTAAAGACATACCAAAGTTTAGAGAGTTTCTTGATGATGAGTACGAACGTACAGAGAACATCATTGAGGATTATGATTATGAAGGAGGATTTGTAGTTGTTGTATACAAACTTGACAGTAGATGGAGAAAAGACTATGCTCTTATCAAACAGGGTAGGTATTCTAAAACCTCTGGTAGCTTTCAGAAGCTGTTTCCAAAGGTTATAAAGATTATGAAGAATGGCTTACATAGAGATGAGGTGTCCCTGCAGTATCGAGTGTTCAATAAGACAGAAGATATGATTGAGTATTGGGAGAACAAGATAGGTATTGAATGGGATGATGAGTTTGAAGTGTGGGAAGGATATGACAAGAACAAAGAAATACTTCATATAAACAAGTTAAAAGATAGTGTAACAGATAAAGTATAATTATGAATGCAAAACAATTATTAGAAGAAAACCCTTTATCAAAAGATAAGTTGAAACTGTGGTTCACAAACCAACTGACAGCTCAGCTTGAAAACTTTGAGGAGGATGATGACTTCAAAGAGTTTATGGTAAAGTCAGGAATCACTGATGACCAGATAGAAACTATATTCACCAAAGGAGGTAGAGGTTGCCTTGATTTCTTTGATGAAGAAGGTTTGATTATATCAGTGGTGCATAGTTGGAAAGACAAAACCTTTTCATATTGTGTTAATGATGGTAAGCCCCAAGGATCATTCAGTAAGAGAACAGATGCAGAAACTGCTGTTCTTCAGGAATGTATCAAGACCCTTGAACAAATATTAACTGAAAAAGAGGAGACAGATGACAACTCAGAGGATTAAAGAACTAGTAGAAGATTATTTCAATGTAGATCTATCAGAGAAAACCAGGAAGAGAGAGCTGGTTCATATCAGATTTTTATATTATCACTTAGCTTATCACCACGCATCGGATGGAATGAGTCTAACTGCTGTAGGTAACACTATTGGTGGTTTTGATCATGCTACTGTGCTATATGGTCTTAGAC